AGGTGGTAAGGCAGGTGAACGTGATATGGCTCAATTTGAGAATGTGGCAAAGTTTAATAATACTCAGGATTTCCTTGATTGGTTTGGTCCTGTGTGTAAAGATTTTGATCGGATTCAAGGTAAAGCTATGAATGATGATGTTATTATGTCTACTTTGGAGTTGTGCCAAATCTGTAACCGAACCACAGGTCGTTGTGTTTGCGCACGCGGTTTGAATGTTGAGGCTATGGGTGAGGTCACATTACCCGAAGGTGTACATTATGGAACCGATTTTTTCAAGTATCATGTTGATGAGCCAATCACTGAGTTTAAGCGATATACATTTAATAACGATTCTTATACGTGTACCACAACGGTAATGCGCGATGGAGTTGAAATTCGATCATATGTTTCGCCTGTTAAAGTTGTGACTCAAGAAACAGCTAGTCCAGATGTTCAAGCGACATCATCGGTTGACTATGCAGATATTTTGAATGAGGTTGTTGAACGTCAGCGTAAAGCGTCAAATGATGTGCAGGAACGTTTTGTTTGCAAAGTGATTACTGCCTTTCTGGGTGCATATGTTCGTTATGCATTTGTGCGTACATTTTCTGATTGGATGATTTCTCATTGGATAGTGCGTATTGTTGTACGGCGTGCTGTTGCACATTATATTCCACCTCGCATGATGGCAAAACAATTCTTCATATTCTTAGGAGTTTTATCTGAGAGGATTTTCACTAGTAAGCGTTGGCGAAAAGTCGTTCTTGGAGTGGGTGTATTAACAGTGTCCTGGATTGCATACAAACGTGTTTGTAAATGGAATGTCCAAGGCAGTAATATGTCCGTACCAGATGAACACTTCCGCAAGAATGAGAAGGAAAATGTATGGAAACGAGATGATTATCAAACTACCACATTTGATGTGGACCCTATTAGTTTGAATTGGCGTGGTCTGTCTGTAGATCAAATTACATCAAAAGTTCGTCGTAATACGGCTCGAATTTTTGTGTCTGATGGTAAACAACAGATCCCAGGTAATGCTTTTTGTGTTGGTGGTCACCTTTGGGTGACTAATAACCATATATTGCCTGATGTTGATGCAGAAATTTCAATTGATTTCCGAGTTGATCCATTGGGTCAAGGAGTATCCCGTAATGTAAAATTTACTCTTGAACAATCACAGATTTATCGTGAACGTGGAAGCGATTTGGCTTATTTTGAGATTTTAGCAGTTGATGCCCGTCCTGATTTGAGAAAATTGATTTCGCGTGATTCACTCGAAGGAAACTATCGTGCAAAGTATATTGGCTTAAATCGAGACTGTAGTCCGAAAGATGTTGATGTTAGTGCGGTTGTTAAGACTGATACATATTGTGAAGCGCATGAACGAGTTTATACTTATTGGACCGGTGAAGTGAGTGAGAACACAGTTAACGGTGATTGTGGCACTCCCATGGTCAGTATAGGTCCCATTATATCAATTTTGGGTTTGCACCAGCTTGGAGGTTCTCGCAACCGTGTGTTTGCTGTTAAGCTAACACAAGGTAGTTTGGACCGTGCACAGATCTTCTTTTCACGACCTGTTATCCAGGCAGGTGTCCCACGTATTAGTTGTTCCAGGAACACGAAGGTTTTAGGTCCTGTTGGTCATAAGTCACCATTGCGATGGTTGACAACGGGTTCCATAACCACCTTTGGTACATTTATTGGTTATCAAGTTCGTTCGCGTTCAAAAGTGTGTTCCACTTTGTGTGGTGATTACATTAAGAGTGTGCGTGAGTGGCAAATTCCATTTGGTCGTCCAGATTTGAAAGATTGGAGACCGTGGCACTTAGCTTTCAAAGATGTTGTTGAACAACAGAATATCTTGAAGGCTTCAGTGTTGAAAAAGGCTGTTGATGGTTATGTTGCAGATGTTTGTAAAGGTCTTTCTGAGGAAGATAAGTCAAACTTACGCATTATTACTGAACATGCGGCCATTAATGGTATTGCTGGTGTACAGTACATCGATAAAATGAATTTTAATTCATCAATGGGTGAACCGTTTAATACGTCAAAGAAGTGGCTTTTGGAAGCTGCTCCCACAGAATCTCAACCATTGGCTAAGGTGTTTGTACCAGAGGTGATGGAGAGAGCAGCTGAGATAGAGCGTCGGTACCGTAATGGTATCCGTGCGTGTCCAGTGTTCAGTGGTCAGTTGAAGGATGAAGCACGAGCTGAAGCCAAGATTTTACTTGGGAAACTTCGTGTTTTCACAGGTGCACCTGCTGATTGGTCTCTTGTGGTTCGTAAGTATCTCTTAACCTTTGTGAAAGTGGTACAGGAGAATCGTATCCTATTTGAGGCTGCACCTGGGTGTGTAACTCAGTCTTTGGAGTGGGAACAATTCCGTGATTATCTTGTGCAGCATGGTGTTGACCAAATTGTTGCCGGAGATTATGGAAAGTTCGATAAGAAGATGACAGCTCAGATGATCTTAGCAGCTTTTGACGCAATTATTGCTATTCTTAAGTTTGCAGGTTGGAGTGCTGAAGATTTGTTAGTGGTTTATGGAATCGCTGAAGATACTGCGTACTCATTTGTGAACTGTAATGGCGATCTTGTGATGCTATACGGTTCAAACCCGTCAGGTCATCCGTTGACTGTGATTATCAACAGTGTTGTCAACGCTTTGTATATGAGATATTGTTTTATTGTCCTTAGTGAGGATAAGCAATGTACCTCATTTAAGAAGTCTGTAAGTTTGATGACATATGGCGATGATAATGTCATGGGAGTGTGCAAGAGTATTCCATGGTTCAATCATACTGCCATTGTTGAAGTTTTGAAGTCCATTGGTGTGGAATATACCATGGCAGATAAGGAAAGTAAGTCAGTCCCATATATCAACATTAATGATGTTTCTTTTTTGAAACGATCATGGCGTTGGGATGAAGACGTGAAGGCTTACATGTGTCCTCTTGAGGAACTCTCGATCCATAAGATGTTGTGTATTAATATTCCTAGCGATTCAATCTCAGTAGAAGCTCAGATGATTTTCGTGATGAATAGCGCAGTTCGTGAGTGGTTCTATTATGGACAAGCTCGCTTTGAAGAAGAGCGAGCATTTTTGCTCGATGTGGTTAATAAATACAACTTGCAGGCTGAATACAAACTGGCACCCTTCCCTACGTGGAAGGATTTGCGAGCGAGTTTTTGGCGTGCATCTGAAAATATGACTACGGAGCGTTTGGGTGAGTGTGACAGTCACCCGGTTTTTACCGAAACCATCTGTCTCTAGAGAATGCTGATCTGTGTGTACTATGTTTTCATGTTCTTGTATATTACATAAGTGTGCGTATTTTCTATAATTCACTCGTCTTACGAGTTCGCCTATTCAGGAGTGAAGGTTCAGAGTGCCTAACAAGTCCGTGTCATTTTACGAGTTTAAGGTGACTTGTTTTATGTTCCATAAATTTCCTTACTAAAAATTATACAAAAGAGAAGGTAGAACACCAACTACCAATGGAGAAATGGGTGTATCAAGATGTGGACCAGCATCGGATTTCTGGTCCTCGTGGGTTGGAAGTACCCAGCGCACAGTTTGAATTTGAAGCTCAGCGGTGTGCATCTAAGTGCTTTGGGTGTGTACTACAAGCCACACCTGAACCTGCAGTACCATCGGCCATGTCTAACGTCACAGAAGTGATTTCGGAAACGACGGCCTTTGCAGATGAGGTGACAGGAGTGAAAATTGGTAAATCAGCTGCTTTTGGTGATGCGGATATTTCAGATATCGTCACTAATGCGGGTTTATCGAATTTCTTATCACGACCAGTGCGTATTCATTCGTTTACGTATTTAGAAAGTGACCCTACAGGTTTTGTGTCTAACATAAATCCCTGGTATGCATTTTTCAACAATCCTAGTATTAAGTATAAATTAAATAACTACGGTTTCATCCGTTGTAACTTAAAGATTAAGATTGTTATCAACGCATCACCTTTCTACTATGGTGCTGTGCGAGCATGTTATCAACCTTTGCAGAATTTTTCACCTCACGGAATCACAAGTTTGGCCACTAAGGAATTAATTCCCTATTCGCAACAACCAGGCTTCTTTCTATATCCCAAGATTGTGAAGGTGGTGAAATGACATTACCCTTCCTATATCAGAAAAATTTTCTTCGAGTCCAAGTGGCACAAGATTTTACTGACATGGGTGAGCTCAAGTTTTATAGTTACGCCCCCCTCCGCAGTGCCAATGGTGCAGTGGGAGTGGGCGTGACAGTGCAGACTTATGCATGGGCAGAAGATGTCGTTATGGGTGGTCCTACGGTTGGACTTTCCATGCAGGCTATGGATGAATATGGAACTGGTCCAATTTCAAGACCAGCTTCAACTATTGCGCGTATCGCTGGTATGCTAACTGGTGTACCGATTTTCGGAAAGTTTGCAACTGCAACAGAAATGGGAGCACGAGCAATGGCAGGTATAGCCACACTGTTTGGATACACCAATGTGCCTGTGATAGAGCCTGCTTGTCCCTATCGACCAGTTCCGATGCCCCAACTGGCATCGTCGATGATTGGATATCCTGTTGAGAAACTGACGTTTGATCCAAAGAATGAATTGGCGGTGGATCCTTCTATTGTGGGCTGTGGCTCAGAAGACGAATTGTCGGTGGAGTCTTTGGTAACTCGTCAGTCATTTTTGACGAGTGCTACATGGACTACATCGACTACTGTTGATACTCCCTTATTCACAACTTTGGTTACACCTAATATGTATGACTCAAGTTCATCCAACTTTTACCTCACACCCTTGGCTTTAGTAAATCGCCTTTTCACGTATTGGAGAGGAGATATTATCTTTACGTTTAAGGTGATTGCATCGCGCTATCATAAAGGACGCTTGCGTATATCGTATGATCCAGCGGATGATGCGGTGCAAACGACAGGTGATGTCGGTTCAGTGGTGTTTAACACTATTGTCGATATCGGTGCTGAATCTGAGACTGAAGTTAGAGTGCCGTACCAGCAAGCCTTAGCGTGGCTAAAGACAGATGTGACAAACACGCCTTTGCGTTACTCTACATC